GCGACTCACTTTTCGGCCGCCTGCACTCACGGCAGTGCTGGACAGAGATTCCAAGAACTGGGAACGTTCGTCATTAAAACGGCTTACAGGACCCCAGAAGAACTTGATCTTTGTGCTTTCGAGGTCTCTCAGAGTCAACTATCTAAGGCTAGCTTGCCCACTTACCCTTCGCTCAGGCCGTGCAACCCTTGCAATAGCAGGGACTGTTACGTGACGGAGGATGATGTACTTGAGTGCATCGGGCTCGGGGACCCCCACAGTTCCGGTGAAGGCTTTTATCATTCTAGCGGAAAAGTGGTTGACTCTCCCGTCCCACACGGCTACATTCTTGGCCACAAAGCCTCGACTAAGCACGGGTGGAGCGGGTGCGGTTTATTCCGCCGCCATGGCACATCGCTCAACCTAGCTGGTATTCACACCGGCAGGATTGATCAAGCCAACTCCTTTATCCTCGTTGAAGAGGTGGAAGAGTACCTGGCACGCGACTATTGGATGGGACTCATGGCAAAAGAGTCCCAAACTCGCAAGAACAGGAAAGGCGGCGGAAGGAGAGGAGCTGACGCTGATGCGGCCAGAAATGATCGCGTCAGGTTCATGGCTGGAACCGGAGACTACTCCGGCTACACCAAGGACAGCGCTCTTAGCGCGTCGGCTAAGGAATCTGCGACACAGGAGGAACCGACTCAGGTCGGAAAACCCAAGTCTGCTGCAATGAATGCGCTGCTCGGTCTGAAGAAGCACGAAGATGCTTTGGCTGAGGCTAAGGCCATTCTTGCGAAAGCTCAGGCCGCCAAGCCTGCTGCAGAGATTCCGCCTTTTCGGGCCCCCGCCACAAAGCCGCAGGCGGGGGCAGCGGCGGTGAATGGGAACTCGAAAGAGAATCCCAGAGTGACTTTTTCTTCTCAAAAGCCAACTACGAGTTCCTTCCAGTTCCCGATATCAGGGAGGGAGGGCTCCAAGTTATCGGCTCTTGCGCTAGGAAGGTTGACAAAGCTAAATCCATCAAGGGTGATGAGCGGGTCAGAGCAGTCTTCAGAGACCTCTTCCCCGACATCGAAAAGAAGTTCCACCACCCCGGATTCTCCCAGGACGACATCATCAAAAGCCTCCTCGAATACCACTCCGACAAGTACGGAGGAGTTAGAATCGGAGAGGCCGATCGGAAAGCAGCGCAGCAAGCTCATACAAAGTGTTACACAGACTTTGGCTTTAAGTGGCGCTTCCGCTTGCACGATGGACTGGATCAAGCAGGGCTCAAATCAGAGCTTGAAAGAGCTTGGCAAACTATTGTCAACAGCACAAACCGCCAATCCTCCCCAGGGTACCCCTACAGACTCAACTTCCAAACCAACGGAAGCCTCTTCGACCAAGTTGAAGGCATCGTCAAGGACGAAGTCTTCGCCAGGGTCGCAAGAATCTACTTCAGCACGGGCGAGTTCGACTCCTATCAACAGGCTCGGCAGAGGTGGATCGAGGAGGGCCTAAGGGATCCCTACCGATTGTTCGCGAAGAAACAAGCTCAGAAAGTGAGCAAGGAACTACCGCGACTCATCGCGAACGTCTCCATCATCGACCAGTTGGTGGAGAGGATTTTCTTCATGAGTTACGCAGATGCAGAGGGTGAATTTTACCCCGATCTGCCTAATAAGAAGGGAATCGGCTTCAACAGGGAACACGCCGCCTTAATTGGTGAACGTGTTTATACCGTGTCCAAAGCCCTGAATCTGGAGCCAATCGCTTCGGATGTCAGCGGCTGGGAGAAGAACTTCTCTCAGCCTTTGGCTGATGCCCACGCCGACCACATGATTGAGACATGCCAGAACAGGAACGAGTGCGCTTTAACGCTCGCCAAAGCCTGCAACTGGTGGTCGAAATCTCTCCTAACTACTCCTTACGTGACTGACGAAGGGTTGTTGATTAGCTTCGACAACCGCCGAGTCCAGCGCAGCGGTGATTTTCTCACCACCTCCTCCAACGGCCTTGGTCGTGGAGTGTGCGCTGAACACGTCGGCTCAGTCTCCTTTCAAATGGGAGACGACGCCCTCGAGTGGAAGGA